GGTGGCGCACCTGGACGTCAAAGACAACATTTACCCACGCAAGGAGCGGGCAGAGAACAAGATCGACGGCATCGTGGCACTGATCATGGCGCTCTCGAGGGCTATCAAGCCCGGGGAGAACGTTGTGCTGGGATCCGACTACGAGTTGATGCTGCTCTGAGCTGATGGGACTACTTGGCTTTTTTGACCGATTTCGGGCGTCCAGTGATGACCGCTCAGCTTGGGGCGATTTTTGGTTTTCACCAGTAACGACACGCAGCGTTTCCGGCATGCGGGTCTCGGCCGATTCGGCCATGCACCTGGCAGCTGTCTACGCCTGCGTGCGGATCCTCTCGGAAACGATGGCATCGCTTCCCTTGGTTCTTTATCGCCAGCGCAAGGACGGCGGCAAGGACCGGGTGACCGACCACTGGCTGTACCAGGTGCTGGCCAAACGCCCCAACCGCTACCAGAACCCGTTCGAGTGGCGAGAAATGCTCCAAGGGCACCTGGCCCTTCGTGGCAACGCCTTCTGCCAGATCATCACCGATGGCCGTGGCGAAATCACCCAACTTGTTCCCATTCACCCCGATCGGGTGCGGATGGAACTGCTTGATAGCGGGGAATACCGCTACCGGGTGCGCAACCAGGGTGGGCAGGTGATGCTGCTGCCCCGGGGACAGGTCTGGCACCTGCGGGGTCTATCCTCAGACGGGCTTTTTGGCCTGAGCCCCATCGAATTGGCTCGGGAAAGCCTGGGGATGGCGCTGGCTGCCCAGGACTATGGCGCCCGGTTCTTTAACAACGACGCCAAGCCCACGGGCGGGTGGATTGAGTTTCCCGGGACCTTCAAGGATCAGGAGGCCAAGCGGGTGTTCCGCGAGTCCTACCAGGCGGCCCAGTCAGGGGCCAACCGGGGCAAGGTGCTCGTTCTTGAAAACGGCATGAAGTTCCATGAGGTGGGCGTCACAAACAAGGATGCTCAGTTTCTGGAACTGCGCAAGTTTCAGATCACGGACATCGCGCGCCTGTTTCGGGTGCCGCCGCACATGATCGCGGACCTGGACAGGGCAACGTTTTCCAACATCGAGCAGCAGAGCCTGGAGTTCGTTATGCACACCATGACGCCCTGGGCCGAGCGCTGGGAAGCGGCTATCGAGGCGGACTTGATGCTCGATGGCGATGAGCTTGAGGTCGAGTTCGACTTTGCCAACCTCATGCGCGGGGATGCGGCCAGCCGCTCGGCCTACTACCAAAGTGGGATCCAGAACGGGTGGCTAACCCGCAATGAGGCGCGAGTTGCGGAAAACCTTAATCCAATCGACGGGTTGGACCAGCCGCTTCGGCCGCTGAACATGGTGCAAGAGGAAGACGCCCAAGAAGTGGACGAAGCTGATGAGGCTCAGCAGGGTGAGCCCCCTGAGCTGTGGGGGGGCGAGGGCGATCACGATCGAAGTGAAGACGCCCAAGCGCCTCCCAACCCCTTGCTCCAGCGCCTTAGGCGTCTGGTCGAGGCCAACGCCGGGCGCCTGGCCCGGCGAATCAGCAAAAAGGCGGGCCCCGGCGCCTCGGCGCTTTCTCTTGCACCGCCAGATCTGGAGCTAATTGCCGCGGCTCTGGGCCGCGATATGGCCGCTGTTCAGGCCTGGGCCTGCGCCCTGCCGACACCCCTTAACGAAGCTGCCCTGGTGGCAGCACTCATCAACCTTGGAACCCACGAATGAACAAGCAACTGCTCCTTAGCGAGTTTTTGACTACGCCTTGGGCCCTGATGCCCGAGCGCCTGCAGGCCATGACCGGGGTGCTTTCCCACTGGAAGGCGGGCGATCTACCCTCTGAAGAGACCATGCTCCAGGTCAATGCCGACCGGCTGATCCGGGAGAGCCGCAAGCAGTTCGCCTCGGCCAATGCCGGGGCTGGCATTGCCGTTCTGCCCCTGTACGGTGTCGTGACCCAGCGGGGAAACATGGTCGATGACATCTCAGGCCCGGGCAGCACCAGCACCCAGCAGTTCGCTGCCGCCCTGCGCCAGGTTCTCGCCGACGAGGCCGTGAGCCAGATCCTCATCGACATCGATAGCCCCGGTGGCAGCGTGTACGGGGTGGCCGAACTGGCCGCCGAGATCACCCGGGCCCGCACCCAAAAGCCGGTGATTGCTGTGGCCAACAGCCTGGCGGCATCGGCCGCCTATTGGATCGGATGCGCGGCCAGCGAGCTTTACGTCACCCCGGGCGGGGAGGTGGGCTCGATTGGCGTCTGGCAGGCCCACTTCGACTACTCCAGGGCCCTGGAAGAGGACGGGGTCAAACCCACCCTCATCTCGGCAGGTAAGTACAAGGTCGAGGGTAACCCTTATGTGCCGCTGGACGCCGAGGCCCAGGTCTTTATGCAGTCCCGCATCGACGACTACTACGGCGCATTTGTCAAAGCCGTGGCCAAGGGGCGTGGCGTTTCGGTCGCTGAAGTGCGAGACGGCATGGGCCAGGGCCGTGTGCTTGGCGCCGATGCCGCGCTTGCCCAGAAGATGGTGGACGGCATCGCCACCTTCGACGAAGTCCTGACTCAGATGCAAAAGAAAGCCCGTGCGTTTCAAGTCAAGGGCGCCACGCGCCTGGCACAGGCGCGCGCATCCCTCGCCCTTATTTAACCCACGCCATCCGCCGCGCTCCATAGAGGGCGGCAGACACCGCGACCCGTTGGTCGCACCTCCATTGCGACCCGTAGGTCGCATCCAACCCAAGCAACCGCCTCGAGTCTTTGATCGGGCGGTTTTTTCATTTCTGGAGAGAACCTATGAGTAAGCAACTGCGCGAGCTTCAAGCTCGCAAGACCGCCCTGGTCAAGGACGCCCGCAACCTGACCGAGATCGCTGCGGCCGAAGAGCGCGATATGAACGAGCAAGAAGTCGTTGCCTTCGAGGCCCTCAAAGCCAAGATCGAGGCAACGTCGGCCGCCATTGACCGTGAGGCCGCCCTGATCGTGGAAGAAGCCCAGATGGCGCACCTTCCTTCCCATGTCCCGAATCTGGCCGCTGGTGCCACCGGCAACCCTGTCATCTCTGTCTCCGACAACCTCGAGGCCGACCCCAAGCACGGGTTCAAGTCGGTGGGCGAGTTCCTTAAAACCGTCTGCCAGGCCCACAAGCCCGGCGCGAGTATTGATGACCGGCTCATTGTGGGCTCGGGCCGCAATGCAGCCGCGCCCACCACCTTCGGCAGCGAAGGCTCGGCCCAGGACGGTGGCTTTCTGGTGCCGCCCCAGTTCGCACAGGAGATCTTTCAACTCTCCCTGGGCGAGGACTCCCTGCTGCCGCTGACCGACAACGTCGAGATCACCGGCAACACCATGGCGTTCCCCAAGGACGAGACCACGCCCTGGGGCAGTAACGGCATCCGCGCCTTCTGGCAGGGTGAGGCTACCCCGGCGGCAGGCACCAAGCCCGTCCTGGGCCTGGCCACGCTGCGCCTGAAAAAGCTCATGGCCCTAGTGCCCGTGACCGACGAGCTGCTGGACGACACCAATGCGCTGTCGACCTACCTGCCCGACAAGATCGCCAACTCCATTCGCTGGAAGACCAATGAATCGATCCTCTTTGGCTCGGGTACAGGCGTTCCTGCCGGCTGCATGACCGCGGCCACCACCGTCACGGTGGCCAAGGAGTCGGGTCAGGCCACCCAGACTCTTTTGGCCCAGAACCTCGCCAAGATGATCTCGCGTCTGCCTCCTGGCTCCTTTGCCAAGGCGGTGTGGATCGTCAACAACGACGTGCTGCCGGCGCTCTTCACCCTGACCCTGGGCAACTACCCCATCTACCTGCCCACGGGTCTGGGCGTGGGCGGCATCCAGGTCTCGCCCTACGGCACCTTGCTGGGCCGACCGGTCTTCGTCTCGCAGCATGCCAATTCCTTCTCGGGACAAGGCGACGTGCTGCTGGCTGACCTGTCGTACTACCAGACCATTACCAAGGCGGGCGGTATGCAGACGGCGACCTCCATGCACCTGTACTTCGATTCAGACCTGACGGCCTTCAGGACCACTTTCCGCATGGATGGCCAATCCAAGATCGCAGCGCCCATCACGCCTGCGAAGGGGAGTTCCAGCCTGTCGCCCTTCGTTCAACTGGGCGCGCGCTGATCGCCCTAATTCTTAAGGAGAACACTCATGTTTCCCAATGCAAAGGGCAGTGAACTGCTCGCCATCCTCGCTACGCTCGATCCCTCCAGCCAAGCGGCCGGAACCACCACCACAGGCTGGATCTCAGTGGCCAACCACCACGGCCTTCTGGCCATTGTCCAGACCGGCGTGCTCGGCACAGGCGCTACGGTCGATGCCAAGCTCCAGCAGGCCCAAGATGTCTCGGGCACCGGCGCCAAGGACATCACTGGCAAAGCGATCAGCCAGATCGTCAAGGCCACCGGTGACAACAAACAGGCGCTCATCAACGTCAAGCCCGAGGACCTTGATACGGTCAGTGGCTTTGGATTTGTACGCCTGTCGGTCACGGTGGGGGTGGCAGCAAGCCAGACGGCAGCGCAGGTGTTGGGCATCAATGCTCGCGAACTGCCAGCAAGCACGGCTAACCAGGCTGCTGTCGTGCAGATCGTCTGATGCCGCTGCAACTCGTTACCCCACCCGCGGAAGAGCCCGTCTCGCTTGCCGAGGCAAAGCAACACCTGCGGGTGGATGGTGGCGACGATGATCTGCTGATCGGCTCGCTCATCACCGCGGCCCGTCAGGCAGCCGAGACCCTGACCGGCAGGCAGTTGATCACTGCGCGCTGGAAACTGGTGCTCGATGCCTTTCCTGGGCCGTCGCTGATGCACTCTGCCACGGGTGCATCATTTAGCTTGCCGGGCCACGCGATCCTGCTCGCCAAATGCCCGGTTCAGGCGGTGGTGAGCATCGAGTATCTGGACATGAATGGCGCCACTCAGGTGATGCCAGCCAGCGACTATGTGCTCGATGCGGCCTGCGAACCGGCGCGCATCACGCCAGTCTTTGGAAAGACTTGGCCGCCTACCTTGCCTCAGATGGGGGCTGTTTCAGTCACCTTTGATGCGGGCTACGGCGCTGCCAGTGCAGTGCCCGAGGGGCTAAAAAGCTGGATCAAGTTGCGGGTCGGCAGTCTCTACGGTCATCGGGAAGAAATGTCCGTGCTCTCACGCGGTCGCATTGATCCCTTGCCCTTTGTTGATCGACTTCTCGACGGCTTCAAGGTGAGCCTCGTATGAGTGTCATTAGCGCCGGGCAGCTAAATCACCGCGTGCGCATTCAGCAGCCCACAACCGTCAAAGATGCCCTTGGAGCTCCCACCCAAGTCTGGGCAGATGTGGCAACCGTCTGGGCAGACATCCAGCCCCTTTCGGGACGGGAAGCTCGGATTGCAGACCGGGTGGCAGCGGAGGTGACGCATCAGATCACGGTTCGCTACCGATCCGATCTCGATGATCCCCAGGCCGTTGCGCGGATGCGTGTGCTCTTTCGGAGCCGGATTTTTTCCATTCACGCAGCACTCAATGACGATGAGGCCAATGTCGCGATCATCCTCTTGGCAAGCGAAGGACTTCGGGATGGCTAGGGTTGAAACCGTACGCATCGAGGGCCTGGCACAACTCGATCGTGCGCTTCGGGAACTGCCCCAACGCATCGCCAACCGGGGACTAAGAGCCTCGGTCTACGCCGGTGCAAAGGTGATCCGTGATGAGGCGCGCTCCCGGGCACCCAAAGCCGCTCAGTCACTTGGCCCCAAGCAACCGCCACCCGGAACGCTCAAACGCTCGGTGATCATGAAGCACATCCGTGAGCTTTCCGGCGGAGGCCGCCAGACGTTCTATGTGCTGGTACGCCATGGCAAGAAATACCGCAACCAAGGCAAGCGCGGAAACCTGTCGCAGGACGCCTGGTACTGGCGCTTTGTGGAGTTCGGCACCCGCAAGATGGCGGCGCGGCCCTTCCTGCGGCCGGCGCTTGAGTCCCGCAGGCGAGAGGCAGTCGACGCCATCAAGGAGCGCCTGAGTCAGCGAATCGAGATCGAGGCCAAAGCCTTGAATGGGCGCTAGCGATGCAGGACTTTTACGACGCCATCAAGCAGTTGGCGAGCGGTCAGGTGTATGCAGTAGTAGCCCCCCAGGACGCTCAGTACCCGACGCTGGTGTACACGCCCATTGATGAGGAACGGGTCATCGCGCTTGACGGCCCCAATCCGCTCAGGCGCTCCCGGGTGCAGGTGGACGCCTATGCCCGAACGCTCGCTGTCTGCGAACAGTTGCAAGACCAGGTGCTCTCGGCCTTGCTCGCTGACATCAAAACCGTGGCCGATGTACGCATGGGCCTGACCGATTTCGACCCTCAAGCCGGCATCTACCGGATTTCTGTGGACTTCACCTACTACCGGTAACGGTGGTCGTGCGGTCCGTTTTCAAAACCCACCTGGAGGCCTTTCATGCCTAGTACTGCGATCACCGCGCAGGGCATCACCATTGCCCGTTTCGGTACCACCACCTTTGAGACTATCCCTAACGTCGTGTCCTTCCAAGGACCCGGCGGCCAGGCATCGGTCATTGACGTCACCAATCTGGCCTCGACTGCCAAGGAAAAGCGGGTTGGTCTTCGCGATGAAGGTCAGCTCTCGCTGTCTTTGCACTTCAACCCTGATGACACGGTACACCAGGGGCTGCGCACTGACCGCGCTAATCGCACCCGTCGGCAATTCAAGATTACCTTTACCGACACCACTCCGGCCGCAACCTGGACCTTCTACGGCTATGTGACGCAGTTCAGCGTCCAAGGCGGCGTGGATGCGGTGGTTGAGGCCAGTGTCACGATTGAAATCGATGGCGACATTACGGAGGCATGAAGCGCATGAATATTCTTTCCAAAGACGCCATCTTGGCTGCTGACGACCTGCCGCGCGAAACCGTTCACGTCCCCGAATGGGGTGGCGATGTCTACGTGCGCACGATGAGCGGCACCGATCGCGATGCCTTTGAGACCAGTCTCATCGCCCGCGAGGGCGAGCGGGACGGTCGCATGGAAAACGTCCGAGCACGGCTCGTAGCCCTCACCCTGTGTGATGAGAGCGGCGCACGTCTTTTTGAGGATGGCGAGATTGCTGCCCTGGG